AAACGCTCGCTTTCTGCCTGGGCGCAGGCGCATCGAAAATGATGCGTGCTGTGCCGAAGAAATATGGATAGCTTTCTTCATCCTGGAGAACCCAGTCGAAGGGGTCTTGAAAAACGAAGCTGCGCTTAAGCACACGGTTCTCGGCATAGTGGGCATGGATTTTTTCCATGATCTGAATGACGGCTTCGTGTCCGCTGTTCATCGGATCGTCGTTGTAGGTGCCGACCAGAAGAAGAACCGCAACGCGGTGTGCATCTCGCTGAGATGCGATCCTGCCGCTGTCCAGGCGCACGATGACATGGGGGAACGGCTCAGGGTCGTTTTCACTTTGCCGTTTCGGAAGGTTCTGGCGAAACACCTGCGGTTCGCTGTAGAGGCTTTTGCCGTCCGGTCCAAGGCTTGGCGACTTGTAAAAATGTCCCTTAAAGAGATCCGTCAGATCTTTCTGCAGAGCGTTCTGGAGGTCCAGCGCGGTGCTTTGGGTTATTTGCATCATCCGGTCACCTTCTTTATCTCTGCCAGGAGGTTGTCCATCATGTTGACGTAAATCTCAGGCTCAATGACCCCATAGACCTGTTCTTTGCTGCCGACCATGGCCGGGATGGAACTGGACAGGAGCTTTTTTATGGGGTAACGCGATTTTCCCACCCGCTGCGCCACGGAGACGTGTCCGCTTTTGAACTTCACAAGGAATGCCTTTGTGTTGGATTCCAACCGCTTGAGGCTGCTCGCCACGAGCACCTTTGCCTTATAAATGTCCGGACGCTCGGCGCCGGTTCTGTAGGTGGACGGGCTCACTTTGAAGTCCTTCAGCTCCAGCTGCTCGCCGGTGATGTCTATGGTGGCGGTTGGATTCGCGGTCGTTGCATTCTTGGTTTTCATCGCCTTGGTGAAGCGCGACTTTTGAACCACGTAGGATTTCCGTGCCTGCTCCGCGAGGTCATCTTTGGCCTGCTTCGCAGTCTTGTTGACGGCGTTTTTGAGGACCTTGAAACTTTCATCCTTCAAATCGCCGAGCGCGTCCTGCACCGTGCGAAGAAGCCCTTCATCGAATTCAAACGACAACACTTTATCATCTGAGGAAACATTCATCTTGACCGGTTCGCCTCCAAGGTGATCGTATACACTCCGTATTCGTCGGCGGTGTCGATTACGGTGTATTTTTTTCCGTTCAGGATTAAAATCCGACCAATGGCGGGCAGCTCTCCGAAATCAGCGGCCTTAACGTACAAAAGCGTCGTGCGCAAAAAAACGCCGTCCGTATGAGATTCTGCACTCGAGTTCGAGCGCTCGAGTTGCTCACAATCATCAATCATCGCGGGCATCTTTTTACCGTCGATCGTGTATTCGTCCGCAAACTCTGTTGTGTTAAAAAACACGTTGTCGATGTCCCGCTGCGAAAGCTCTTTGAACGTCGGCATCTCTTAGACCTCCGCAGTCGCCCTTGCGTTGCTGATCGCTTCGATCAGAGCTGCTGCGGTGCAGCGCTTTTCGTTCGCAATGGGGAGCCCCATGCTCCGCGCCGTCTGCTTGAGCTCGGCCTTGGACATGGTCTTCAGCACGTCCAACTGCGCGGCAGACTGCGCACCGGCAGCGCAGATGGAATCCTCCGCCGTGCCGGTGCCGTCCGCTGCAGCCTCTTTGCCGGGAACGCTTACGATGTAACCGATCGCCAGCAACTTCTCCAGCTCCGCTCGTTCTGTCGGCGGGAAGGCATCGCCTGGGCGATATTGCTTTCCGTTGTGAGTAAAGAGGCTGTTAGACAGAAACATGATGGTGGCCTCCTTAGATGCTCACCAGCACGGTGCTGTCGTTCTCTGCCGCCTCCGATGCGGCCCAGCCAGCGGGAATGTTCCCGCTGGATTCAGTGCTGATGGTGCCGTCCGTTTCGTTGTAATAGACGGCTGCACCGAGAGTGATCGCGCCGGTTGCCTTGGGCATCTTGAAGACGTGCTTCACGAACAGGCTGCCGGTTTCGTTAGGCGCAATGTCCGCGCCTGCAACGCCGATGCGGGTGCCAAGGCTCACGATCTGGCCCGCAGCGATCTTCTCATCGGTGGTGTTGGTGTAGTCGATGGCTTCGCCTTTGTGCCAATAGATTGCAGTTGCCATTTGAATTTACCTCCTATATCACAGCGTGGGCAGGACTGCGCCGGGGTTCTTGACGAAGGAGCGGTAGTCCATGACGGTAATGCCCCAGTCGAACCAAATATCCCAGACGAAGCCGAGCTGGCCGGTCGTTTCGGAGCGGCGGAAGGTCGGGGTTTCCTGGCCATTCAGGTAGTCCACCTCGATGCCTGCGGTTTCGGTCAGATCCGCGCCGAGGAACCAGGGGCACTCGCCGTCGCCTGCGAGAATGTTGAGGGTCGCATCCTCCACGATCTCGATGGGGTTGCGGTAGTTATAAAGCGGGTTGACGGCCTGCGTGTTCTCGCTGGTCTGGATGGTCGGGCTGCCGAAGATGGTCTGCATGGTGAAACCATAGCCGACGGGCAGAACGATGAGCGCGGGGGTCAGGTTGATTGCCTCGCCGAACTGATCGGTCTGCAGCTGCAAGCGCTGAATGGCCTGCTGGATCGCGGCTCCGCTGGGGGCGCAACCGGTCGAGATCAGGTTGTTGTGGTCGTTGTGGAAGAAGGTCTTGCCGTCGTAGATCTGGGCGTTGTTGAACAGGATGCTGTAGACCGCCTTGTTGATCTGCTTTTTGGCCTTCGCCGCGTAAAGACCCGGAACCTCCGACAGGAAGCCGATGTCATCGTTGATGAATGCCTGACGGCTCATGCTGAACTGGCGGCCATAGGTCTTCAGCTGGCGCTGCGGCAGAACTGCTTCCTCGTGGGTGTCCGCTTTCAGCTCGCCGTTCTCGGGCACCAGCAGCAGATCGCCAACGCCGCCGATCAGGTAGTTGTGGCCATCGGTGCGTTTGAAGTCACGCAGGGTGCCCTTGCGAGTGATCCGCTCGAAGGTTGTCGGAACGTGGTTATACAGATGCACGATGCTCTTGTTGATGGCCGTGTCCATGATGGCGGGGAATGCTGCCGTCGGGTTGTGGAAATCGCGGGCGAGGTGCGAATAAAGATCATCCGTAGACATACGCAGATACTCGCTGGCGCTCTTATGGCTTTCGCGGACGAGGCACTCGATGCCGATATCGCGCAGGCTCATGCCTGCGAAGCTACGAGAACCTTCTGCGGGGGTCGCAGGGGCATTGCCGCTGCGAAGCATCAGACCATCTGCGGCGGCGGCGCGGAATTTGTCGCCCTCATCCTCCGTAACGTGGACGCCGCCAAGGCTTGCGGGAGCGCCGTGCGCCACCATATCGTCCAGAATTGCCTGGCGCACCTGGTCCATGCTCTGGCCACCGGTGATGTACGGTGCGGGGTCCGTGTCGAAAGAACGACACAGGTTGGTGATGTCCGCCACTCGCTGGCGTTCTGCGGTGCGAGCTTGCTCGATTTCCTGCTGACGCTCTGCCTCGGCTTCGGCTTCGGCCTCAGGGCGCAGGGCGTCGATTTCGGTCTGCAGGGCATTAAACTCGCGGGTTTCATCTTCGGTCAGGTCACGACCGGCGATGTGTGCAGCGTTCAGGATCGCCTGCTGACGGGCGATTTTCTGCTGCAGCTGCTGTCTCTTGTTCATGCTGTCTTACCTCCATCAAAAATTTTTATTTGCGGTGAGGCGGCTTGCGAAATACGCAAAGCCAGAGCGTTTTGCAGCGGTTTCCTGCTGCGGCTCTCCCTCGTTAAAGTCACGGCCAACACCGACCGTGGCATCTGCGGGCACTGTTACAATGCTGATTTCGAGCGGCGTCCATTTCCTGGCGATTTCACAGGGGCCGGTGAAGCGACCATCCTCTGATTGCTTGCCCGGTTTGACGCTCTCCCACTCGCTGACTGTGTAACCAACGGAAACTCCTCTTAGGGTGCCGCTGGACACCTTCTTGCAAATCCGGTCGCCGATGTCATTGTCATCGTCGAACTGAATAATGGCTTTGCCTTTGCCGTCCTCGACCCAAGCGCGAACGACTTTGCCGCAGGCATCGTCCCGGTTGTGGTTAAAAAGCACCACGCCGATTTCCTGCAGGCGGCTAAGGTCCACGCAGCCATCTGCATGGTCGAGGATTTCAGGACCGAACCATCGGTCATACGGAACCTCTGAACTAAAGCTAAGTTCAAAAGTCCGGCCATCCGCATCGCTTTCCACTTTGCGGATGGAAGCCTCCCTGCAGTCGCGCTGTCCGATGTTCCTGTTATTCTGCAGGGGGTTCGTTTCCGTCGCTTTCGTCGGGTTTGTTTTCCTGCTCATTGAGTGTCGCACCTCCGATCGTGATTCCTTGTTCTTTTGCGTATTGAGCGACCTCGGCCATATCGTCGATTTGCTCTTTCCAGTCGCGGCCCTGTTCGGCGCTGATCTGCTTGAAGCTCTTAACGCCAGAGGACAGCGCCGTCGCGTTGGCGTTCGCCTCTTTTTGAGGGTCGATCCACCGTTTGGGGCTGATCGTCCATTCGTGATTCATATAGGCCGCCTTATTGGCCCAGAAATCAGGAATGTCGAGAGCCCCAGCTAAGACTGCCGAAATCAAAAAGGTTTCATAAACCTCCGACATCACATTTTCTTGGAGCAGTTCGATTTCTTCCTGATAGGTGAGGTCGTCCTCGATCATGCCCTGGCGAGCGCTGGAGTAGTTCGTCTCGCTCATGTCGCGCGAGGTGGCCTCGTAGCTGAGGCCCTGTCCTCCTCCAACGAGCCGCTGCAGCAGCTTCAGGAAGCCGGTGGCGTCTGTGCTGCTGCTTTTCGGATCAATGACCTGCGCTTCATCGCCAGCATTCATTTCGGTGATCATGCCCGGGGTGAGCATCTTGCCAGAATACTGTTGGCCGCGATCTCCGTTCTGCGCTGTGTTCCGAGGCTGGAATCCTCCGCCGTTGGGCGTCTTCTTTATCAGCACGGCCAGGCAGGCGGCGATTCGCTCTTTCATGCTGACCGCCGTGATGAATTCGTTTGCGTCTCTGATCCTGTTGATGGTGGGCGCGAGATCACTTACTTCTCTCAGCTGCGAGGGGCGCCTTTTGGAATAGTAAAAAATAATATCCTTGGCCGGATAGTAAACCGGTTGCGTCAGCTCCCATCCATCGAGGGAATATTGCTCAATCCAATAGCCGACCGGCGCTCCGAAATCGTTGTACTCCACGCCGCCGATGATGTGGTTTCCTGCGGTGTGCGGAACGACTGCTGATATGGCAAGTTCGTCCACTTCGAGGACCTGCAGCTTGAACGGAAGAAGACCGCCGGTCGTATAGCATTTCTTGAAAAGAATGCCGCCATCGACCTTTTTTCTTTCGACGGCCATGCGTAGGATCTGATTAAAACTCTGCTGATGCGTCACATCGCAGTTGTTTCTTTTGGTCCATTGCTTCCAGAGGTCCTCGATTTGCTTATTGAGCTCAGGGTCGCCGGTTTTGGCCTGCAATTTAAATCCAACACCGACCGTGTTGCGCTTAAATGCCAGGATTATGGAGTTGGCCATGTCACTGTTCCGTTCCAGGTCGCGGGCGCGAGCACGGATCGTGTCACGCGCTGTGCGATCGACCCAGTCGGCGGGCTCATTCGTAGCTCTCCAATTTTGACTCAGGCGGCCATGGTCGGCGGCGTCGTAGCCGCTGCTGCGCATATATTCGAGCTGCTGCCTCCATGCCGCACGCTCGCAGGCC